CCCAAGAAGACATCATCAAGCTGGCGCGGGAGGCTGGGCTGGCAGAAGGTATTGCGGACGGCTTGAATGGGGAGTGGAAAGCCGAAAGAGAGTTCCTTGAACGCTTCGCCGCCCTTGTTGCGGCAGCAGAGCGTGAGGCGTGTGCGAAGTTGTGTTTAGAAGAAGCGAATGAGGCTTACCACCAAGAAGCGTTTTATCTACCACGAGGCAATCAAGGGCTACTGCGTATTGCTGAAGGTGCTAAACGGTGCGCCGAAGCAATCAGAGCAAGGGGTGAGCAATGACATACTTAGCTACGCACCAAGGTTGTGATGATTGCGGTAGCTCTGATGCCTTATCAGTGTCAGAGAACGACAAAGGCGAGACATGGAGTCACTGCTTTAGTTGCGGTACAAATAAGAAGTTGTCTACAAATGTTGATAACTTCGTACAAAACACACCATCTAAGCCTAAAGTTGTGCCTATGATTCAAGGTCAATATCGTTCGATACCGGTGAGAAACCTTAGTGCTGATGCACTGAAGGCATACAACGTAGTGCTTACTGATGATTACGAGGTAGTATTTCCCTATCATGATGCTGATGGAAAGGTAGCAGCATACAAGGTAAGGCATGAAGCTACGAAGACTGAATGCACCATCAAAGGAGATTGGAGCAAAGCTAATACATTGTTCGGACAACACTTATTTGCTAAAGGAGGGAAGAGCATTACCATCACTGAGGGTGAGTTTGATGCCATTGCTGTCTATCAAATGAATGGTATGAAGTATCCTTCAGTATCTATACGCAACGGAGCACAGGCAGCACTAAAGGACTGTAAAGCCAACTATGAATATCTTGATTCTTTTGAAACCATTGTTATCTCTTTTGATGCTGATGAACCTGGGAAGAAAGCTGCTACGCAAGTAGCTGATCTATTCGGTGCTAAGGCTAAGGTTGTCAAGCACAGAGCACCATTCAAGGATGCTAACGATTATCTTAAAGAAGGAGCAATAAAGGAATACATACAAGATTGGTTTGCTGCTGAGACCTATGTACCTGATGGCATTGTCAATGGCTCTAAGCTGTGGGAAGACATCAATACACCTGCTATTAAGTCTTCATGTAACTATCCCTTTGATGGCCTTAACAAGCTTACCTATGGCATTAGGAAGGGTGAACTAGTTACCTTTACTGCTGGATCTGGACTAGGTAAATCACAGGTGTTGCGTGAGATCGTGTATCATATCCTGTGTAAGACAGATGACAACATTGGTTTGATGTTCCTTGAAGAGTCTACTGTCCGCACTGCTAAAGGCTTGATGTCCATACACGCTAACAAACCTTTACATTTACCTGATACAGCATACACAGATGAGGAGTTTAGAGATGCCTTCGAGCACACTCTTGGCACTAATAGGGTTTATCTTTTTGATCATTTTGGTAGTACGTCAATTGATAATATTTTATCAAGAGTCAGATTCATGTCAAAGGGATTGGGATGTAGCTTTGTGGTGTTGGATCATATTAGCATCATCGTCAGTGCTGGTGATGTTGGCGATGAGAGGAAAGCCTTAGATGAGATCATGACAAAGCTAAGGATGCTGGTTCAAGAGACTGGCATATCCTTACTGATTGTGAGCCACCTAAAGAGACCTGATGGTAAAGGACATGAAGAAGGAGCAGCAACATCATTAGGACAGCTTAGAGGCTCTGGAAGCATTGCACAATTATCTGACATGGTTATCGGTATGGAAAGGAATGCACAGCATGATGATGAACGTGAACGCAATATCACCAGGATTAGGGTACTCAAGAACCGCTTCTCAGGCACGACAGGTCCAGCCTGTAGCGTCTACTACAACCACACAACAGGAAGGTTATCAGAGGTCATCGAAGATGAAAACTTATGAAGATCTGATGGAACTAACTAAGAAGTTTGCTTTAGAACAACTTCGTACTGGTAGCTCATTAGGGGAAGTCATTAATGCTTTCAATGATACTGCTAAAGAGATGTCTAGCTTCAGTGATTACATGTATGCCATACAAGATGCTAACAGGAGACCATAGTGGCTGAAGTAACCAACCTTGTAGAGCATGAAGATGGTTCTGCTACCATTACCTTAGACTTAACTAACGAAGAGGCTAGGATACTGATACAATGGGCTATCAGAGAAGCTATCAAAGCTGGTATCAAAGCAGAGAAGGAGTTCAAATGGGATTCTTAGTCATGAGTATGAATGAAGTTGTTCAGGCAGCATGGGATGCTAAACTCATTAGTGGCTACAACGTTGAGTACATCAATATTGATGCACTGATGCGGTTTGCTGAAGAGATCTCTAGGGTTGCTGTTGAAAACTATCAGGAAAGGGTATCTGATGTGGGTAATGGATAGGTTGATAGCAGAGCATTCAGAGTTAAAGAAGAAGTACGATACACTCTTAGAAGACTATCAGAAGCTGGTACACAAATATGAAGAGCTTAGTTCTGGACATCGAAACAGACATGAAGCAGAGTGTTATCTTTTGCGTAGTAACAAAGGATCTGACAACGGGTGAGGTTGTATGTCATACTCAAGCAAGTACACTAAAGCCTCTTATAGAGGATTACGACATAGTGATCGGACACAATCTAATCAGCTTCGACGGTTACCACCTACGGAGATTGTGGAACATTACGATACCACTCAAGAAGGCTTGCGATACGCTCGTGCTGTCGAGGCTATGGAATCCCAGTATCGAAGGAGGACACAGTCTAGAGGCGTGGGGAAAAAGACTGGGGAATCACAAGATTGACTTCCAAGACTTTACAGCACTGACACAGCAAATGATTGACTACTGTATCCAGGATGTACACCTCACTGGTGATCTTCACCGCAAACTATGCGAAGATATGAAGGACTTTTCACCGCAAAGCATTGCACTGGAGCACAAGGTACAGTTGATTGTTGCACAGCAGGAGCGTAATGGTTTTAAGTTAGACATACCTTTATGTACTGCTTTTGTGTCCGAGCTACAGTCTAAGTTATCTAACATAGAGGAGAACCTACAATCGATATTTCCACCCATCATTACAGAAAGGATCAGTGAAAAGACAGGAAAGAAACTAAAGGATCATGTTGAAGTATTTAACCCTGGCTCTAGAGATCAGATAGGACGTAGACTGACATCGCTAGGCTGGAAGCCTGAGAAGTTTACTGAGACTGGAAAGCCTATGGTTGATGAGGTTATCCTGTCTAAGCTACCCTATCCAGAGGCTAAGGCAATGGCTGAGTATCTACTGATACAAAAACGTATTGCACAGGCTTCATCGTGGCTAGAGCACGTTGCTGACGATGGTAGGGTTCATGGTAAGGTCATCACTAATGGTGCTGTCACAGGTCGTATGACACACCATAGCCCTAACATGGCTCAGGTTCCTGCAGTGACAGCAGAGTATGGTGATGTATCCAGACAGGTATGGACTGTAGATGCTGGTAATGTCTTAGTAGGATGTGATGCTTCAGGATTAGAACTGAGGATGCTAGCTCACTACATGAAAGATGAAGACTATACAAAGGAGGTGATCAATGGGGATGTCCACAGCAAAAACCAACTCGCTGCTGGTCTACAAACCAGACCGCAAGCAAAGACGTTTATCTACGCGTTTCTATACGGGGCTGGCCCAGCTAAGATCGGATCAATTGTCGGAGGCAACGCAGATGCTGGCAAGAAGCTTATCGCCTCGTTCCTTAAGAATACGCCAGCTCTCAAAATGCTTAAAGAGAAAGTTGCAAAGTATGCAGAGAAGGGGTTTGTGCCAGGATTGGATGGTCGTAGACTATGGATACGGTCGGAACACGCAGCACTTAATACGCTTCTTCAAGGAGCTGGGGCGATCTGTATGAAACAGGCTCTTATCCATCTTCATGATTCACTGAAGAGGCTTAAGATCCCTGCTAAGTTTGTTGCTAACGTCCATGATGAATGGCAGATAGAGTGTCCTTCTGAGTTAGCCGACAAGGTTGGTGAGCTTGCAGTAGACGCTATAGAGCAAGCTGGAGTAACCTTAGGGTTACGTTGTCCTCTGACAGGGGAATATAAAGTAGGTAATAACTGGAAGGAAACTCACTGATGATTACCGATCCACTTAAGATCGATGAATTAACTGTTACCGTTCGCTTTACAAGGAGTGATGATGGTGATATACTGATGGATATAAGTACTGATAAGCTTGTCTCAAATGGTGTGATGGTTACGTTGTTGTACTCTGTTGCTCAGTCAGCAGAGGATAGTGTAAAAGCAGACATCATGGCAATGATGGCAATTGATAAAGCAAAGTTAAACTAAGGAAGATTATGGATATCAAACCTGTACGTATCGAAGCAACCCTTATGTGGCCTTTCTTGGACAAGCCTAATGACATGTCTGGTAAGTATCAAGTAGATCTGACAAACCTGTCAGAGAAAGCTGTAAGGGCTTTAGAGGATATGGGTATCACTGTTCGTAATAAAGAAGGTAAAGGTTTCTTCATCACTGCTAAGAGTAACCATACCATCAAACCATTGGATAAGAATGGTGATGAAGTCTTAGCACATGTTGGTAATGGAACCAAGGCTGTGTGTGTCTTAGGTGCTTACTCTTGGACATTTAAGAACAAGAAAGGTGTATCGCCTTCGCTGAAGAAGCTTGTGATCACTGATCTCGTTACTTATAACTCTGCTCCAAAGATGGAGGAGGAAGAGGAAGATGTCCTCTAAACTGCCAATCATTGATGGTGACATCCTCTGCTACAGAGTAGGCTTTGCCTGCAATGAAGAGACTGAGGCTGTAGCCATCAAAACCATGGCAGAGTTGTTGGAAGAGCTGGTCTTTATAGACCTCTCTTCTGATGATTGTGTCGGCTACCTAACAGGATCTAAGAACTTTAGGTATGACATTGCTAAGACACAACCCTACAAAGGAAACAGAAAAGATGCAGCTAGGCCAATTCATCTTCCTCGCCTTCGTGAGTACCTGCATACTGCTTGGGACTTCAGAGTGGTCGACGGACAAGAGGCTGATGATGCTATTGGAATCCATGCCACGAGCTTACGAGACAAATCGGTAATCGTTACCATTGACAAAGACTTAGACATGATTCCTGGTTATCACTACAACCCAGTCAAGAAAGAGAGTTATTACATCGACGACAAAGAAGCTATTAAAAACTTCTACCGACAAATCCTTACTGGAGATAAGGTAGATAACATCGAAGGCTTACGTGGTATCGGTCCTAAGAAAGCAGATAAGATCCTTGCTGAAGCTGAGACAGAGCTAAAGATGTATGAAGCTGTGCTGAAGGCTTACGATAACAATCAAGAACGTGTAATAGAGAATGGTCAATTGTTATGGATTAGACGACAGGAAGATGAGCTATGGCAACCACCGACACAATAGTTTACTTAGAATGGGTTGATGCAGTAGCCAGCTCAGGATGGTCTAAGAAGGGTGTTGGTGATACTGCAAAGTGTAAAGCAATAGGGTTCATGACGTTTGAGAACAATGATTGTGTACACATCGCAGCCACCATACATGATGATGAGTGTAATGGATTGATGATCATTCCTAAAGCATGGATTAGTCAATGGACGGAGATCGATATTGAAGCCTTCAAGCGCAAAAAACAAAGGAAGACTACTGCAAAAGCTAGTAGTTGAGAAACTAAGAGATACTTTTAATCTGAGCGAACATGACTGCAAAAGTACACCAATGGGTACACAGGGCGAGGATGTCTGGCTCTCGTCGAATGCTTTGGAGAGATTCCGTTACGGCATCGAATGCAAGAACAGAGCAAGAATCGCTATCTTCAACGACTACGAACAAGCAATACGGCACTGTGAAGGAAAAGAAACAGAGCCTTTACTGGTTCTGAAGCAGAATAGATCTACACCTTTAGCTGTTGTTGATCTTGATCACTTCATAGAGCTAGCATCAAAGGCTAAGTTGTATGAGATCCAGCAACGACAGAAGACTGTAGAGCAAAGCAAACTAGCAACCACATTGAGAAAAGTCTATGGCAAACATAAAGGTTGATTACTTAGGACACATGGGCGATGACTTAACAGTAGTCAATGCAGCCCGTGTATCCTTTGACAAAGAGTCTGATGGTGCTGATTGGTATGATGTTGATATGGGTAATAACTACTTCCCATTACCAGTACTCAACGACAGAGATTCAAAGCTGATTAAGTACTTAGCAAAGCATAACCACTGGAGTCCTTTCAGTCATTGTTTCCTACAGCTTAGGGTCAAAGCACCTATCTTTGTTGCTCGTCAGTTGATGAAGCACACTGTTGGCTTAGCCTGGAATGAAGTAAGCAGACGTTACGTAGACAGTAAACCATCATTCTATCAACCTACTTACTTCAGACGTAAAGCTGACAATGTCAAGCAAGGTAGTTCATCAGAGCCTGTATCATCGAGGACAGACTGGAACGAAACAGTTGACAAGTACACTGGTTACATGGTAACATTGTACGAGCTTATGCTTCAGGAAGGGGTTTGTCCTGAGCAGGCTAGGATGATACTTCCCCAATCCATGATGACTGAATGGTATTGGAGCGGAAGTCTTTACGCTTTTGCTAGGGTGTGTCAACTAAGACTAGCTAAGTATGCACAGGCTGAGACAAGGATTGTAGCTGAGCAGATACACAATATCTCTGCTCAGATCTTCCCTGCCTCTTGGGATGCTTTAATGAACAATGGAGAAGATGATGAGTGATAGTAAAATTAGTTTTCATGTGTCGCTAATGGCAGTAGATAACGAAGAAGTACAGCAGTACCATGCTGATCATGGTTTCCCATTAGACCACATGGTTGATATCAATGTTACCTTTGAT